TCTGTTGCTAAGCTGGTTAAACTCCGCCTTTGGACCGGCATTACCCACGTATCTCTACGCGTTTGGGTTGGTCAACCACTCTGAAGGAGTGATTACACCATTATGTTCTGTGTACATAACGTTGTTTGGTTTTAAGTGTAATAGGATAATTAAATAACTACTACCAATGCTATCCCTTAAACATTGGTAGTAGTGTAGTTCTGTTTCCACGCAAATCTACAGTGCGCAGTTACTCAGCCCGCTTGAGTAACAATGCTTTCCAGCAACAGGGCAAACCCGTTAGGGCACTCTTATCCCTTGCAGGATAGAGTGTCCAACGTGTTCTCGTCAGAGCCCGGAAGGTGTAACATGTAAGAGGAGTCCTCTTCTGTTCCGCCTTCAACGTCAACCCAGGTGACGCGGAGTTCAGGTGATAACGAAGTTATCTCCTTTGATACTCTGCCAGTCATCTCGGTGCCGTCCACCACGAAGAAGTTCTTCTTGGTGTGAGGGTTCTTGATAAGCTTGATGGTGTTAGCACCTAAGCTTATTACGAAATCAATCACTGATTGTGATTTGTTGCTGAAAATTAATTTTTTCTGTGACATATCTTAAATTTTTTAAATTATTGGCTAGGGGGTATCCCCAACTCAAAATTTAGCCGGGGAGCAGAATCATAGGACCCCATGCACATGCAACACATACAACATTTTGCAGAGGGGGTATAAATTTTTTGGATTAAAGAGTGGGGGGACTGCTAGGAAATTTGTATATTATTTATATAAAGAAGTAACATGGAACAACCAGAGTTTAATGAAGAGGAGCAATTATCTGAATTAGAAAAGATGAAATTAGAGCGTATCATGTTAGATACAGCCTATGATAATTCCTATAGAGTATTAACAAATAAGATTGCATTTGAAGATCTAATAGAAGAGAAACATGATATAGGTGTTAGTGCTCTTATGGCCTATGATCCTCATTCAGGTATTGAAAGAGAAGAGCTGGAGACTATGATTGACTACTATGTAGCAGAGGATACAGAAGAGCATTACTTACGTTGCGCAGAACTAAAAAAGATATTAGATGAAATGGATTAGTAGTATAGTATTCTTCTTATGTACAGTTTTTGTATCCGGGCAGCAGATATTGGAGCAATTTGATAGCTTTGATGGAGTTGGAGAATGGACTTCACCTGGATTGGCTAATACAGGTTCTCATTCTGGAGAACTTTGTTTCAATGTAACAGGTACTTACACTAATGGTGAGTTTTATGTATTTCAATCTCCAATATATGATTTTAGTAGTTGGAGTACTGTAGATTTACTGTGGTCTCAAGAAAGTGATATAAGAACCGGGGATCTATTTGCATTGTATTTCTATGATGGGGGCTGGTTTTATTATGATATCTCTAATCTAAATGGAACATATATGGTATCATTACCCACAACTACAATTGCTATTGCATTTGTTTTAGATGCTGGCGGAACGGGGAACTTAAACAATAAGTATTCGCATGTAGGTTTCCTTGACATATCAGATCCAGTAGCATTACCTATTGAATTGTTAAGCTTTAGTGCTGAACCTGTTCAAGATGGTGTGATAGTTGAATGGTCAACAGCCTCTCAAATAAATAATGACTACTTTTCTGTTGAGCGTAGCACAGATGCATATGAATGGTGGGAAATGATCAGAATAAACGGTGCCGGAAATGCCAACACCCAAATAGATTATACATGGCTTGATGTTAATCCTGTTGATGGCACATCTTATTACAGATTAAAGCAAACTGATTATGATGGTGAGTCTGAAACATTTAACCCCGTATCTGTTACTATAATAAGGAAAAAACCTAAACTTATCAAGAAGACCAACATAATGGGTCAAGACGTAAATGACGAATACCGTGGTATCGTTATAGAACACTATTCGGATAATACATTTAGAAAAACAATTCAGTAAACTTTAATTATTTAAACTTTTTTCATATATTTGATTAAAATTTTAAATTAAATATTATGAGTGAAGAGACCAACAAACAACCGTTAACCCCGGAAGAAGCTGATAAAAGACGTAAAGAAATTACGGATTTTTACAAAAAACAAATACCTCATCTAAAAGTACAGGCTCAGTATGAGAACTTAATGACAGAGATAGAAGAGTCTCGCGCTAAGAGAATGCAGGCTCAAGCCTTCTTGGCGGATGCGTATATGCAGGTAGAGAATGCTAAATTAACTCCTGATGAAATGAGTAATAATCAAAAAGAAGCTAAGGAAAACTTTCAGAAAGAGAAAAGAAAACTTAAAGTAGAAAAATCTTAACATGACTAAGCTATTAAAAAAGGGAGATACTGGACCTAATGTAGTAAGACTTCAGAAAATTATAAATGTTATACCAGATGGTAAGTTTGGTCCCCATACTGAAAAGGCTGTAATGCGCTTTCAGCTAGAAAAACAACTAAAAGTAGATGGGATAGTTGGACCTAAGACATGGCATATGCTTACCATGAGTAAATCCAGCGGTGAAGCAATTGATGAAGATAGTGATATAAACTCGCAATACTTTAAAACTTCTTATAATCAGTTAATCCATAAATATTACCTAAGTAAAGATGAATACGCTTCTAAAAGAGGCGGGAATGAATATTGTTTTTTACATCATACAGCTGGTAGAGAAAATCCATACAGAACAATAGATCATTGGAACAAGGATACCCGGGGTAGAGTTGCTACAGAGTTTGTTATAGGGGGTCAATCCCATAAAACAGGTGATGATAAATATGATGGCAATACAGTACAAGCTTTTCCAGAAAGCGGGTATGGATGGCATTTAGGTAAGACTGGATCTGGACATATGAACAGACACTCTGTTGGTATAGAAATATGCTCTACAGGATACTTAGATGAAATCATAGATATAGATGGAACTATTACGGAATACCGTACATATTTTAATTCCGCTGTAGATAAAAGTCAAGTTATAAAACTTGATGAGCCATTTAGAGGTAAATTTTTTTATCACAGGTATTCAGACAAACAAATAGAAGAGGTTGATAAGCTTTTAAGATATATAGCAGAAAGAGATCAGATTGATATGAGAATAGGACTTCAACAGTTTATAAAGAAGTATGGTCCTAAGAAAGCATTTGAATTTCAAGAAGATGCCTATTATGGTAAAGTTAAAGGCTTATTAAGTCACACTAATGTAAGAAGAGGTAAATCAGATGTTTATCCAGATGAGAGATTAGTGGAAATAATTTTAAAACTTTAGAGATGGCAGAAGTAACTAAAATAACAAAGAAAATAAGAACTAGTTTAGATAAAACATTAAAGTATCAAATACTAACATATTGTTTTTTCAATGATATACAGATAAGCAATGCAGATTTAAATTGCCTAGCTCTATTAGGATTATTGGGTGAGCATGAACTTACAGATTTTTGCAAGATAGCTGTAACAAATGATGTATTTAAAAGCCCGCAATCTGCAAGAAATGCTGTAAATAAAGCTACTAAAAAAGGCTTGATATCTAAAAATGGAAATAGCAAAAAAAGTATTCTATTATCTAAAAAAATACAAACTTCAAAGGAGGGTGTAGTTTTATTAGATTTTAAAATTCTTGGAGAATGATACCAAAAAAATATACAACATTTAAAAAGGATATTTCAAATGAAGTTGAGGTACATCAGTCTGTAGTAGATGATCTAGTTCAATTTTATTATGCTAAAGTAAGAGAAGCTTTATCTAATTTAGATGATAATAGAGTTTATGTTGAAGGATTAGGTACATTTTCAATAAGAAAGGCAAGACTTGAAAAAGCTATAGTTAAAAACAAAAGTTATTTAGGCAATTTAGAAAAGCGTACCTATAAAGGCTATTCTAAAGTATTATCTGTTGAAAATAAGATAGATAAATATGAAAAAATGTTGATTAAAATTAAAGAAATAAATGATAAAAGATCTGAATTTAAAAACAATAGATCATGAAAATAAAAGATATTTTTAACAATAGAAGTCAAATTCTAGAAGGAATAAAAAATAAATTATTTAAGAAAGAACATGTAGAAGCTATTGCTAAAGAAAGATGGGAGCAGCATTGTGTAAGGTGTGACTCATTGGATAGAGATGGTAAAAAATGCACAGTTCCTAAAACAGAACCATGTTGTGGTGAATGTGGTTGCAGCTTGGGTCTTAAAATAAGATCATTATCTAGCTCTTGTCCTTTAGATAAATGGAATGCTGTACTTACAGACGAAGAAGAAGAAAAGTTAAATAAAAATATAAAAGATGGCAAAGACGGATCTAAATAAACTTAGGCAAACTAAAGAGTATTTTACTGAAAAGTATTTTACTGAAAATGTAGACTATACATATGTAAGTAAAAATGATAGATATTTTAAAGAAAAAGTTATAGAGTTGAGAAAAGATTTTCCCAATGACAGAGAGTTTGGATCAGCTGTTGCACAATTATTACACAAAGATAAAAATCCTGATTTTCCGGGAGTACAAAACTTATAGCTATGGCAATAACATTTAAAGAAAAAGGACATACATATGAAAGCAATGATCAAGATAAGATAGACTGGATTAGTGTTACATCATTAGTTAGTATGTTTAAAGAACCGTTTGATGGTAAAACGCAAGCAAAAAAATCATCTAAAAACAAAAAATCTAAATGGTACGGTATGGCACCAAAAGAAATTTTAGATGCATGGGATAATGAAAAAAATAGGGCAATTAAACTTGGTAATTGGTATCATAATCAAAGAGAAGCTGATATACTAGATTTTAAAACAATTGAAAAAGATGGAATTGAAGTTCCAATAATAAAACCTATAGTTAAAGAAAACGGTGTTAAACTAGCACCAGAACAAAAGCTTTCAGATGGCGTATATCCAGAACATTTAGTTTATTTAAAGTCCGCGAAAATTTGTGGCCAGGCTGATGTAGTTGAGATAGTGAATGGAGTCATTAATATTAATGATTACAAGACAAATAAAGAAATAAAAGAAAAAGGCTTTACTAATTGGGAAGGTATAACTAAGAAGTTATATAAACCAGTATCTCATTTAGATGACTGTAATTTGAATCATTATAACCTACAATTGAGTATTTATGCCTATATTATTAAGAAGCATAATCCTAAACTTAAAATAGGAAAGCTTACAATACAGCATGTAAAATTTAAACAAATAGGTGAAGATGAAAATGGTTATCCAATTAATGAACATATAAACGGAGAGCCTATTTTAGAAGATATCACAATGTATGATTTACCTTATCTTAAGTCTGAAGTTATTAGTATTATTAATTGGCTAAAAACAAAATAAAATGGCAGCTATAGATCCAGATGATATGATTGCGTGTACTATTGTTACACAATTTGTAGAAACAGTTACAACAACCGTAACTGAACCTAGTCCTCCGTTACCTCCACTTCCGCCAGACGCGGATCCTGCAGTTGCTGCAGCCTTAAGTGGTGCGCTGGGCAATACTGCAATTTCATATGATACTCAAGAACAAAATATAGTAGAGTCACTTCAGAGCGGTTATTATAATAGAACTAAAGTTGTAAGTTTAGAGCCTGTAGTAGATGGGCAGACTTTAGTTCCGGGCAGAACTGAAATATTTTTTGACAATGGTTCATCTATAAAAATTGCAGCACTGATGATAACTGTATTAAATGATATAACAACATGATAGTAAAATTATTTGATATTCAAAATGATAAAGTAGTAGTAACAGAACACTGTTATGCTTTAGACTTTTTAAAATCTATAATGGAAGAATATCCTGAATCATATATGTCCATATATCAATATTTATTTTATATGGCTTGTCCAGATCCAGAATCTAATCCGTTTTTTAACTTACCGGAACATGAAAAAGAAGATATTGTTATAACAGAAGTTAGTTTAGAAGAATCTACAGAAGATCCTAAGATAAGATATGCTTTAGATATGTGTTTAAAAATGTATGAAACGCCAACAATGCGGGCATATATGGGAATTAAAAAGGCTTTAGATAATATGGCTACATATATGGCAAATACTCAAATAACAGATGGTAGAGATGGAAACATTAGTCAAATAAGAGCTGTAGCTAAAGACTTTGACGCAATTAGGCAATCATTTAAAGGTGCATTTAAGGATTTAAAAGATGAACAATCAACTTCTGTACGCGGAGGTCAAGGATTAGCGTATGACCAATAATTTAATTTTTTTATACTGGGATGAACCCATATACAAATCAAAATCAAATAAAAATGACAAAGCAAAAGGTAGTACCAATAGGCAGAAAAGTATTGATAAAGAACAAAGTACCAGCTCAATATTATCCGGGAACAACAATACTGAAAACAGAAGTAGTAAATGAATATATTGCTGATATAGTAGCAGTTGGAGATGCCGTTCAAGGGTTGGAGGTTGGAGATGTTGTAAAATACTCTGAACATGCAGACGGTATAGATATGATGCATGATGGCGAAAAAGTACAACTAATGAACTATGATATGATATTTGCAAAAATAGTAGATGCATAAAATTGTACAAACATATGATAATGGTCAATGGACTGAAACCACTTTTGAAAATGAGCAAGAGTGGTTAGATTTTTTATTGCCATTATTTAAGGAGCCTGGTAAATATAACTTTGATGAAACATCTTTCATTTTTAATGAACAGGCTAGAATATTTAATGATCAAGGGTTTTATTGCAACAAACCTTTTAGATCAAAAGACTTCACTAGATATTGGGATAAAGAAAAAGATAAATGTAGAAATGGAGTTATATATCACAATAAAGGTGAGACATGGTATTTAACCAGAGACTATTATATGTGGTTAAATTTTCTTCCTATTTATGATAAAGAAGAAAAAGCATACGGATTTGCAAAAGTTAGAGATGCTCAGTATCATATGGCCATATATGAGATAATAGCAGAATTAAATAATAAACATGCTGCTATATTTAAAAAACGTCAGATAGCATCTTCTTATTTCCATATGGGTAAGCTTATAAATACATACTGGTTTGAAGAAGGTAGTGTTTGTAAAATAGGGGCAAGTCTTAAAGATTACATTAATGATAAAGGATCCTGGAAGTTTCTAGAAGAGTATAAAGATTTTCTTAATGAGCATACTGCTTGGTATAGGCCAAGCAATCCAGAAAAAGTTTTACTTTGGCAACAGCAGATTGAGGTTAGAGTTGGCAATAGAAAAACAAGCAAAGGTTTAAAATCTAAGATACAAGGTGCATCATTTGAAAAGAATGCAACAACTGGAGTAGGTGGACCCACAACTTATTTCTTTCATGAAGAAGCGGGTATTGCACCCAAGATGATGGATACGTATGAGTATTTACGTCCCGCAATGTCATCTGGAATGATGACTACAGGACAGTTTATTGCGGCAGGATCTGTTGGTGATTTAGATCAATGTAATCCACTTAAGGATATGATACTTAATCCTACTAATAATGATATATATGCTGTTAAAAGTAATTTATTAGATAAAGATGGTACAGAAGGATTATCTGGATTATTTATACCAGAACAATGGTCTATGCCTCCATATATAGATGAGTTTGGTAATTCAAAAGTAAAAGAAGCTTTAGAGGCAATATTAGTTGAAAGAGCTGAATGGAAGATAAAACTTAATCCAGAACAATATCAATTAAGGATATCTCAGAAACCTACAAATATTGCAGAAGGCTTTGCATATAGGAAAGAATCTATATTTCCACAAGGTATTATTCAACGGCAATTAAAAAAGATAGAAGACAAAGAATATCATTATGAACATATAGAGCTTAACAGAACACATGAAGGTATAGAAGCTAAGAGAACTTCAAAACTTCCTATAACTACATTTCCTGTAGATAAAAAAATGCAGGATAAAACAGGTAGTATAGTTGTTTGGGAAAGACCTGTTAAAAATCCAGAGTGGGGTGCATACTATGCTTCTATTGACCCCGTATCTGAAGGTAAAACAACAACGTCAGATTCATTGTGTAGTATATATGTTTACAAAAATGCTGTTGAGATAACAAGAGAAACTCCAGAAGGTGTAGAGCAAATAATTGAACAGGATAAAATTGTAGCAGCATGGTGCGGTAGATTTGATGATATTAATAAAACACATGAAAGACTTCAGTTAATAATTGAATGGTATAATGCATGGGCTGTTATAGAAAACAACATATCTCTTTTTATTCAGTACATGATATCTAAGAAAAAGCAAAAATATTTAGTCCCAAAACAACAAATATTATTTTTAAAAGATATAGGCTCAAACAAAACAGTATACCAAGAATATGGTTGGAAAAATACAGGTACACTTTTTAAAAGTCATCTTATATCATATGCAATAGAATTCTTAAGAGAAGAGATTGATGAGGACCTTGATGACGAAGGTAACGTTATTAGTTCTACTTTAGGAATAGAAAGAATACCAGATCCAATGCTACTAAAGGAAATGCTAGCATACCAACCTGGTGTGAATGTGGATAGACTTGTATCTTTTGCAGCACTTATTGCATTTGCTAAAGTTCAGCAGTCAAATAGAGGTTATTTGAAAGTTAAAGAAACAGATTCATCTTTGGAAAAGTCCCAAAATTTGTATAAATTAAAGTATAGTCCGTTTAAAAATTTGGGCCGTAATAAGTCAAACTCATCCCGAAAAATAAAAAGAAGCGGATTTAAAAATTTTAGATAATGAAAGTATTCAATGCAATGCAACTTAAAAGTGGTGCTAAAGGTGAAGGTTATCCTACTTCATCTAGTTTAACCCAACCTATACAATTTTTACCATCAAAAAAGAAAAATGATGATTGGTATGCTTGGAATATTGATTGGCTTGAGCTACAAGGTATTGAATTTTTAAGACATAATGCAAGAAAGCTTTTAAAAAACTATAAACTTGCAAAAGGTATTATAGATAAAAGTGATTACATTATTGAAGAAGATAATGATTATAAGGAGCTAATGGACGTCCTTACTAAAGAAGATTCATCTGCTTTAGAGCTTAAATTTTATCCTATAATCCCTAATGTCATTAATGTACTAACGGGAGAATTTTCAAATAGATTTTCCAAAGTTCAGTTTAGAGCTGTAGATGACACCTCTTATAATGAGATGTTAGAAGATAAACGTGCAATGATAGAAGAGAATTTACTAGAAGATGCACATGCTAAGTTAACTGCAAAAATGATTGAGATGGGTGAAGACCCTTCTTCTGAGGAAGCCCAAGAACAACTAAGCCCTGAAGGTTTAAAATCTCTTCCAGAAATAGAAGACTTCTTTTCTAAAGATTATAGAAGTCTTGTTGAGGAATGGGCAAGTCATCAATTAAAAGTTGATGAAGAAAGATTTAAAATGCAAGAACTTGAAGAAAGAGGTTTTAGAGATATGCTTATTGCAGATAGAGAATTTTGGCATTTTAAAATGCTAGAAGACGATTATGACGTAGAGCTTTGGAATCCTGTTTTAACATTCTATCAAAAATCTCCAGATGTTAGATATATTTCTAATTCTAATTATGCCGGTAAAATTGATTTAATGACTGTTTCAGATGTAATTGATAAGTATGGTTATTTAATGACCGAATCTCAATTAGCATCACTTCAAGAAATATATCCAGCTAGATCTGCGCTATATCAAGTCAATGGTATGCAAAACGATGGTTCTTACTATGACCCATCTAGATCACACGAATGGAATACCCAAATGCCAGGTTTAGCTTATAGACAGTATGTAAGTAACTGGAATGATGATCCTGCTAGAGGTGGGGATATTGTTAGTCAAATATTAAATGAAGGTGAAGATGTGGGTATTTGGGGAGAAGCTGAACTAATGAGGATTACAACAACATACTGGAAGACCCAGCGTAAGCTTGGGCATCTTACTAGAATTAAACCAGATGGTGAAATAATTCAAGAAGTTATTGACGAAAACTATAAAGTTACAGAAAAGCCTGTATATGATACAACAATATTTAAGCAAAAAAGTAAAGAAAATTTATTAGAAGGAGAGCATATTGATTGGATATGGATTAATGAAGTTTGCGGAGGAGTTAAGATAGGGCCTAATTTACCTGCATTTTGGAGATCAAATATGGGGGATAACATGAATCCAATATATTTAGGTATTAATAGAACTAAGCCCGGCAGAATCCCATTCCAATTTAAAGGTGATCAGACACTATATGGATGCAAGCTACCTATAGAAGGAAGAGTCTATTCAGATAGAAATACTAAATCAACATCACTAGTAGATCTAATGAAAGCATATCAAGTTGGTTACAATATGGTTAATAATCAAATTGCAGATATACTTGTAGATGAACTAGGTACTGTTATTATGTTTGACCAGAATGCGCTACCAAGACATTCAATGGGAGAAGATTGGGGTAAAGGTAATTATGCAAAAGCATATACAGCAATGAAAGATTTTAGTATGCTTCCTTTAGATACATCTATTACTAATACTGAAAATGCAACAAACTTTAATCATTATCAGACTTTAAACTTAGAGCAAACAAATAGATTAATGTCTAGAATACAACTTGCAAATCATTTTAAGCAACAAGCATTTGAGTCTATTGGAGTTAATCCCCAACGTATGGGTACTCCAATGGGACAAGAAACAGCTACTGGTGTAATGCAGGCAATGAATCAATCATATGCTCAAACTGAAATGTACTTTACGCAGCATGCAGATCAATTAATGCCAAGAGTTCATCAAATGAGAACTGATTTAGCGCAGTTTTATCACAGCTCAAATCCAAGTGTAAGATTAAGTTATATTACTAGCGAAGCTGAAAAAGTAAATTTTGTAATTAATGGCACAGATCTGCTATTACGTGATTTCAATATATTTACAACAACTAAAGCAAATCATAGAGCTATACTAGAACAGCTTAAACAAATGGCTATTCAGAATAATACTACAGGTGCTAGCATCTACGATCTTGGAAATGTCATTAAAGCTGAATCAATTTCTGAAGTTTCAGATATACTTAAAGATGCTGAAACAAAAACTGAAATGCAAAGACAGCAAGAAATGCAACAACAAGAGAAAATGCAACAAGAGCAAATCCAAGCTCAGCAAGAACAAGAACAGATGAAACTTCAGTTTGAGCAGGAAGAAAATGATAAGGATAGACAAAAAGATATTACAGTTGCAGAAATTAGAGCGGCTGGATATGGTGCAGGAGAAGATATAAATGAGAATCAGATGTCAGATTTTCAAGATGCAATGAGTGATATGAAAGAAACTGCTAGATATAGAGAGCAAATGGATCTTAAAAGAAACGAAAATATCATGAAGCAAACTGAAAGTAAAGCTAAATTGGATATTGAAAAAGAGCGTCTTAGAACTCAACAGTCCGTAGCAAATACAAACTTGGAAATAGCTAGAGAGAATAAAAATAAATATGATGTTCAAGCCAAAAAAGAAGATCAAAAGAAAAAGAAAAAGAAATAAAATAAATCTATTCTAAAGTTTATTTTTGACGTTAGCTATACTACTGATAAAAAGTTTAAATAAAGCTCAAATAATTTAAGTTTATTTGAAATCTTTGTTTTATATTATATATGAATAGTTCATTTGAATTAAAAACCAACAAAATATGAGTGATAATACAAACAACGTGGAAACCACAGTAGAAAAAGTAAATATTGATATTGATGAAGTCTTTGGGGCTGGAGTAGATAATGTAACTCTACCTGAAGAAGAATCAAAACCTGGCATTTTAGATAGAGTAAATCCTGATCCAGATTTTACGTTTACAGAAGAAGTTAAAAAAGAAGACTGGATGGAGAATGAAGATGTGGTTACTCCAGAAAAAATAACTAAAAAAACTGAAGCTGGTATTAAAGCCGAAGGTGGAGAAATAATTGACGATCTTGAGGATAATTCTGAATTGGAAAATAATGAAGATACAGTAAAAGAAGAGACAAGAGGTAGAAAGCAAATAAATGGATTTACAGATGTCATTAATAAAATGGTAAAATCTGATAAGCTGTTTGCTTTTGATGATGATAAACCTTTGGACGAATATAGCGCAAAAGATATTGAAGAATTGCTTGACGCAAATATGGAAGAAGTTAAAAATCAAGTTAGAAGGGAAACACCTAAACAATTTTTTGAAGCTCTTCCGAATGAATTAAAAGTAGCAGCTCAATATGTAGCTGATGGTGGCACAGATCTTAAAAGTTTATTTAAAACTTTAGCTCAAGCTGAAGATACTTTTGAAATAGATGCTTCTAATGAATCAGGACAAGAAAGAATTATTGTAGAATATCTTACAAGTACAGGATATGGTACACCTGATGAGATTGCAGAAGAAATAGAAATATGGAAAGACTTAGGAAAACTTGAGCAACAAGCAATGAAGTTTAAACCTAAGTTAGATAAAATGCAAGAAAAAGTTGTAGCTCAAAAATTACAACAACAACAGCTTAAGCAAAAGCAACAAGCAGATGCATCTAAACAATATATGGATAATGTATACCATACTCTAAAAGAAGGAGCTTTATCTGGAATGAAATTAGATAAAAAAACACAATCATTATTATATAATGGTTTAGTTCAACCTGCATATCCATCAGTGAGTGGTAAAAATACAAACTTGTTAGGACACTTATTAGAAAAGTATCAATTTCAAGAACCTAATTATACTTTAATCTCAGAAGCCCTTTGGTTATTAGCAGATCCGAGAGGATATAAGTCTAAGATAATGGAGATGGGAGCTCAAAAGAATACTGAGAAAGTAGTTAGAAAGCTTAAGATGGAACAATCTAATAAAGGAACTGCTTCTTTAGGTGTAGCAGAAAAAGAGAAATCAACAAAAACATCTAAAAGAAAAATAGCCAAACCAACAAATATTTTCAAACGGATTTAATAATCAAATAATATAAATAACAAATAAAAACAAAAAACAATTAATTATGGCAACTCCAGTATTAAACAATGGGATTTTCTTGAGAGATACGCAATACAAAGCGTCTTCTCATGTTGATTCCTACCACTTGTCTCAGATGCTTGGTTCTTCAGAACCAATGGATATGGGTCCAGTTGATTTATGGGCAATGACTCAAAAAGTAGAAATGCCCCTTTACCAGATGGCTTCATTTGGTGGAAAGAATACCATTATGGTAGACAACGCTCGCGGTGAGTACAAATGGCAAACGCCAATTGCACAAGATCTTCCATTTATAGTTTCTAATGTAGAATCTGCAAATGATCTTGGTGCTGATGGTACTACTTTTAGACTTAAACTCTCTAAAAGAACATTTGGTCACGGTGACATTATTACTTATGATAAGTACAATGGACTTGAAATGTACATTACTGCTGAGGATATTATTCCTGCAGGAGATGGATTCATTTACACAGTTCAATTAGTAAACAACAACAATGCAGCTAGTTTAGACGCTTCTTTGTATTTAGTTCCAGGAACTAAGTATTTTAGAAAAGGTTCTGCTAGAGGTGAGTATGGTGAAAGATTTTCAGACATTGAGACTGGATCTGGATTCCGTGAATTCTACAACTTTGTAGGAGGAGCTGAAGCACACGTACATTACTCTATTTCTTCTAGAGCTGATCTTATGATCAAAGGTGGAATGAATAGTGATGGTACTGTACCAGTAACTGAGATTTGGAGAAACTTTAACCAAGATCCTAACAATCCTTCTGTTTCTTCTATTGAAGAATTAGTAGCAAGCATGGGTAAATCAGGTGCTAGAGATGCATTTGAAAGCGGTTCACTATCAAGAACTTTCGTTACAAATATGGAAGCAGCACATCTTTCTAAGATTGCAAATGATATTGAAACTTACCTAATGTGGGGTAAAGGTGGTAGAATCAGACAAGACGGTCCAGATGATATTAGATTATCAGTTGGTCTTTGGTCACAGTTGGATAACTCATTTAAAAGAGTATACAACAAGTCTAGCTTTACACTTGATATGTTTAAATCTGAACTTTACAATTTCTACCAAGGAAAAGTTGAGTTTAAAGGGCCAGACCCGCAAAGACAACTTATCGTACAAACAGGTATTGGCGGTATGCAATTAATCAACAAAGCTATTGCTGATGAAGTATATGGTTCTGGATTAGTTCAAAATGCTTCTGATATTGGTGCGGTAACTGGTAAAGGAATGGACTTAGACTTTGGTTTTGCTTATACAAGCTTTACTATTCCTTTCCTTGCTAACGTTAAGTTTGTACTTAACCCAGCATTTGATAACTTACACACTAATGATATTGAGAATCCATTAATTGATGGAAGACCTCTTAGCTCATTTAGCTTTATCATCTTTGATGTAACTGATAATGGAAATGACAACATTCACTTGTTGAAACTTTCTTGGGATAATCAACTTAAATGGTTCTACCAAAATGGTACAATGGATTATATGGGAAGAACGCAAGGATTTGCTTCTACCGGACAGTTCAATGGATATAGAGTTTATATGACTCAATGTATGCCAGCTATTTGGGTTAAGGATCCAACTAAGGTTCTAAAAATTGTAATGAGAAATCCAGTAACTGGAGGCTCGTTCTAAATAACAATTATTAAGGGGGAGTTAATTCTCCCCTTTTTTGTTTAATATTTAAAACTTTAAAAATGAACTTTATAAAAAGAATAAAAGCTCTCTTCCCAGACAAGTATATTGGGAAAGATGTAAGAGCGGGAAAAAAAGGTGATAGTACAATTCAAGTTGCCAGACTATCTCATGTTAATGCAGTGGGTAAAGCTGCAGAAGCGGGATTGCAATTAGTAGCTGATGGTATGACTAGTTCAACAAATTCTACTTTGTTACCTACATCAACATTGCAAAGAACAGCAACTGAAATTGAATTTTCAGATGGAATCAAATTAGTTGGATATAAATTAATTACATTCCATTTACTAAATGATACAAATGCTTTAGCTGATATAAACACTGTTAGAATTGGTTCTCCAGATGGAGGTACAACTCCTGGAGGATTTTATCTTCCTTACAGTGTAGGCGGCTGCGTAAAAGCTGATGATAGCGCATTATCTCCAGCAGGTACTAAGATTATATCTACATTTCAGAATGGATCTGATATGACAGATACATCTGGTGGTGCAAATGATGGTTTAGCAATTCAAACAGATCAAACATCAATTTCAGCATTTAATAATACTGCTAATGTGGATAATTCAGTTGATGTAGATTTTGGTGTAATTGTTAGTCCAGATGGTGGTGTTGACTCTACAGCAGAGATATTTGTACAATACGAATTCTTGGCATATTCAACTGCAGATGTTGCATTATTACCTTAACTATTAATATTTAAAAATTGAAAAAAATGGCCGAAGAATTATATGCTAAAGAAGCACCGTTAAAAGATGATAGAGTAAAAGAGTTAGCTTACACAGATCCTGTATATAGTAAACCAATGTACGCTGAAAATGCTGTAACTGTTGATACAAACATACTTAGAAATAAAGCGTTAGATGCAACGTTTGTTACAGATGTAAAGTTAGATGAAAAACTGAAATTTGAAGATCCAGATTATACTTCTGTAACTTTAATCAAAAGAGCAGGTGAAGGAAGTGTGGAAGATTATGCAAAAGTGGTAGCAGAGTCAGCTTTAAAAACTGGTACTACAGATGAAGAAGCTGCCGCAGATATCATTAGTGAAAAAGCAAAATTTGAAAAAGAAGATGCAATAAAAAAAGATGAAAAAATAAAAACTTATTTTCAGGATTCTTTTAGACTTATGGTATCTACATTTAGAGTTAAGTTATTGTTTGATCCTGAAAGAGGTGTGGTAGATAAAAAAGCTCAAGAAGCTCTTGATAAAAAAATTGAGAAAAAGAAAGAGTTGGTTGAGTCAGTATTAACCAAGTTTTCAAATACAGCAAGTTTTTCTGATAGACTTAGAAAAGCATTACCTGATTCTGTTAAAGAATTGGGTTTACCAATAGAGAAAACAGACGCTAAATATAGCTCGCTTTAATTACTCAAATAACTATTGCCGGTTTAATTGCCGGCATTAGAAATATTAATTGATAACGTGCATAATTATGTACATTTGAGTGATGATTAATAATTTATAAAAACCAATAAAAAAAATGGAAGATTACACAATTGTAGAAAAGTATCAGCAAGGTAAAGATAGTACTGTTGCCATACGCCCTTATTTTAATCCAGATAGAGAAAACATGGGGTTAGAAACTTATGGAATGTCACTTCATGAAGGAGTATGGCACCAAGAATCATTAGCCTGTTTAGAGCTAAATGGAATTAAAAGATATGTTACTGGATTAAATGAATTTGCTCCTGAAATAAAAAAATTATCTCCAGGAGAAAGAGAGCTTAAAGTAAAAGAGATTAGAAAGACTGTAGCTCAATTAGAGGCTGAACTTGCAGCTAATATAATTGACCCGGAAGATAAAGACTTTTGGAATAAGGTTACATTGCTAAAACCAGATAATGATGCATTTTGGTCTAGAATAGAACTTAGATGTGGAAATGAACCTGTATTTTTAGATCCTACAAAAGATCCTTATGATCTGATTAAGATACATGCAATTAATGCAGGAGGATTTTCAATGATATCTAAGTCACTTAAAGCTGCTAAAAAATCACCTAATCCTAAGAAGTTTTATTTAGATCAATCAGATGAAACTATATCTACTAGAACAGAATATACTAAATTAAAAAATAAAGCTCTTGTTAAATTAGAGGAAATGCATTCTAAAAATTTAACAAAACTTATGTATGTTGCAAAAGTTGTTGATGCTGATAGTGTGCAGTATTCTAAATCAACACAAGCAGATATTATTTATGAAAACATGGACGCGTTCATAAATGGAAATGGAACTGAATCAAGTAAAAAACGCGCAGCTACATCTTTTATTGATGCGGCAAATGATACAATGAAAAGTTTAAAACTAAGAGCATTAGTAAAAGATGCAATGTTTTACAGATTTATATTGGTGAAATCTAATGGATTTATTGAACCTTTAGATAATAGCATTAGGCTTGGTAAAGTTCCAAGTGAAGTTGTATCATTTTTACAAAGTGCAGAGAATGATGAAATATTAAAATCTTTATTAGAAAAGGTTGAACCTTACTGGAATGCATAATGGATAATACTACTCTACAAATAAAGCTAAAGCAAAGGTTGAATAAATTAGCCAGCAATGATTATGATAACATTGAAAAATGGCAAATGATAGAAGCTTTTAATAAGGCTGCTGTAGAATGGTCTAGAAGGCAACTACATGGCGGTAATGTGTATAAAGAAGGTGATGAGTTTTCTAAAAGGCGTATTGATGATATGCAAGTACTCCTTCAAGAACTATTATTAACTGGAATAGAAACAGATAATTATTTTGAAACTACTAATTTTCCAACTGAAGATTATCTAGAATTTAAAAGGATTAATGCAAAGGCTAATGATGAGTGCTGCCCTGATAGTAGGCAAATGTCAGTTTATTTAACTGAAGAAGCTAATGTTACATTAAATCTTAGAGATCCATTAAAAAATCCTAGTTTTGAATGGGCTGAAACTTTTTGTACATTAATTGGCAATACGATCAGGATATATAAAAATCCTACTTTTAATATTGTAGAGCCTACTCTAACATATTATAGAAGACCTGCCTATATTCAATTTAACGGCACTCTTAATCCATATACGGGTCTTATATCTACATTAGATGTAGAATCTGAATTTAAAGATGATATTGTAGAATTAATATTAGATGAAACAGCTGCTATAATTTCTGGAGATATAGATAATTATAATCAAATGCAAAGAGAAACTCAGGCAGCTGAAAGATCTAATTAAATTTTATTGGTTTATTAAAAAAAGTTTTTGTATATTATATATGTCCAAAGAGGACAAATTGTATTTCTAAATTAAAAAATAAAAAAAAATGGCGTATTTTAATCACGCATTTGCAAAAAGTTGGTTAGCTACAGACGTACTAACTGGCGGAGAAGCTACATCTGCATTTACAGCAGGGGATTTCGCATTAGTTGACGGAAGAACTTGGGAAGAAGATTCAGCTGGTAATATTGCAACTGCTAAACACTTAGCCTATCTAGTAGGAGGAAATTTCCACTCTGCTGATAGCATTGGTAATAATCCGGGACATGGAGGTTACCAAGAATCAATTAAATCAAAAGGAATTAACTTCAACTACATTAGCAGACTTGGGTTTGCTCCTGTTGTTGCATCTAAACAAGGTTCTGCTTGTCTTACTGTAGGATCTACATGTGCTCCATGTGGTGAGAATTTATTCTTACGTATGGATGTAAAAGGATCTCCAGCACTACGTTTCTTGAACCGCAATGCTTATGCAATTGGCGATAGTTCAGGTGATGCTGCGGCTAATGGAGGACCTCTTCCTGCACTACTTTGTTGTGCTGATGGACAAGAGTATGTTGATCCAGCATTAGCTCTTGCAGCTGCTTTGCAGATGACAATTGCTGATCCTATTGTTGCACCGTTTGTTGCTGAAGCTGGCAATGTAAGTGCGGGTAGTGTTACTGCTGTTGGTACTGGTTATACTAGTGCACCTAGTGTAGCAACTACTGGTGGTAGCGGTTCAGGATTAACTTTAACTACTACTGATGATGGTGGTGGCGGTATTGCTAGTGTTGTACTTGGTGATACTATTGGCTCTGGATATGTAGACGGAGATGTTGTTACTGTTACAGGTGGTGGCGCTAATGCTACTGTTGAACTTACAGTTACAACAGCAGGTATGGTTGTTATTGAGGCAGGTGTTGAAACGGCTTATACTATAGCTGAAGTACTTGATGGAACTTATACTCCAACTGCTGATCCAGTTGGTGATCAAGTTTCTGCTAGAGCTTGTGTAAATGGTGCTTATGTTGACACTAAATTTGGTGATTGTTCATTTGATACTAGAGATCATTATGAAAAAGAGCCTGTATCTCTTATCTTTTCTTTCTTAGATGAGACAGGAAATCCTTGTAGTGATTGCGGTACTTCCGTATCTAGTCCTGGACAAATGGCTCAAACTTCAGGCGAAACTGTTCTTAGATCTTTACTATTAACTGAGAGATATGCTCAAAATCCATTTAACCAAGGAAACAGAGATTCTTCTAGAATCCGTGAAATTGAAGGATTTGATCCAATCTTAGATGCTGTTACTAGAACTAAGCTTTACAGAGTTTATTACTTACAACACAGTGTTCCACGTTTGAACAACCCATCTGGAGTGTTTGACAACGATCAATACTTGTATCAAGTATTTGTTGACGAAGATAATGGAACATTAGTAACTGCAATGGATGGTCTATGGGCTGCCATTGAAGCACAATGTATTGCGGTAGGAAACTATCTTGTAGAGAGCACAGACTCACTATAATATACATATCATAATAAAAATGGAAGGTGAGATTTATGTCTCACCTTTCTTTTTATATTCCTGTTTTTTTTGTATATTATTATTGTACGTATAAATAATTTGATTCCATGGCTGAAAAGCATATTTTAAGTTTAGAACTTCCTACTGTAGCAAATTGTGAAATCTTGTCTATAAAAGATACAAGTCAGTATTCTGATATTGTATCAAAAGATTGCCCTGAACTTCTTATTACAGTACCGGGTTTTAATAATCCTACACTAATAGAGGTTACTCCAGGATTTGATTTAAATTTAGCAGGATGTGATCTTAAAATACAAACTACAGCTTGTGGTGAAGAAAACATAGCACTTCCAGATGGAGTATATGTAATAAGATATAGTTTATCACCAAATGATAAAGTATTTGTAGAATACAATTATTTACGTACAACAGCAATTTTAAATTTATATTACGAAGTATTGTGTGGATTAAATTTATCTGACTGTGAGCCTTCTTCTGATAAAGAAGATCTTATTTCAGAAATAAACTATCTACGTATTTTAATTGACTCAGCAAAAGCTCAAGTTGAATATTGCCATAACCCTAGTAAAGGAATGTCAATGTATGATTATGCTTTAACTAGATTGAGAAAAATACTTTGTACTACATCACCTAGTAACTGTTAAAACCAATAATATGAAATGTGTAAGTTGTAATAAAGGATTTTCTTGTGGTTGTCAAAAGACAAAAGCTAAAGACGGAAGTACAGTGCATAAATCATGTCTTAGTAAATATAATGGTACTATTAATCAACCAGCTAATAGGTTAACTAATAGCATCAATAAAGCTAAGTCTAATTTAGTAAAATAATGCCTGAAGAAAAAGTAAATATAGAAAGTGAATTTGCAAATGCTGCCTACCAAGATTTTATATCTGTTAGATATGGGTTAACTCCTTGCTGTCATTTTGATTTTCAATCTATAACAATTAAACGTGACGCATGTAATTGGGAAAAACTGAAGAATACTACTTTAACAAGAACAGAAGGCTTAGTAAGTAAAGCAATTGATTGCGATAACCTAGGATAAAAAAAATAAAAATTATTATATTATATATACACTATGATACCTTCAAAAAAAAATAACACTTCTCCTTGCACACCCGTTTCTTCAAATTGTGTAATATGGCAAGGACCTGATATTTCTTGTATAGATTTATGTAATGGTGACACTATTAGTGATGTTATTGCAAAATTAGCAACAGAGATATGTAGCATAATTGATGCAACATGCGAATGTAATCCAGATCTTACTGGATTAGATATATCATGTATTACAGAAACAACTCCGGAAGGTCTTGTTCCAACTTTGCAAGCAATTATAGATTATAGTTGCGCTAGCTCAGGTGGCGGAGGTACTAAAGATCTTAATGTAAATTTAGCAAAATGCCTTCAATTTGAAGATAGGAATACAGGAAACCGGGTTACTGCTCTTCCTATAGATCAGTTTGCTGAATTAATAGGAAATCAGTTATGCAGTCTTATATCTGTAGTTAATTCATTAGATCAAAATATTCAAAATCTTGATAATAGAATTCAAGTATTAGAAGCATGTGTTTTACCATGTACTCCAAATGGAGAAGCTGATTTTAATGTTATTTCTAATTGTTTATTTAAAGGAGAGACAGTTTCAATATCTACATTAATACTAGCAATTGAATCTAGGTTTTGTCAACAAGTTGGCGCTGTTGGAGATGTATCATCTGTAAATGGAGCTATTTCAGCTCAAGGTATTTCAGCAACAGATAGAAGATTATCTCAAGAAGGTACAATTGGAAATATTGCAGGCTGGCTTGATTCACCTAAAAGTTTGGCTGAATCAAATGTAAATCAATGGAAAATGATAGATGAACTATATCTTTCAGTATTAGATATACAAAGTACTCTACCTAAAAATTGTGATAATGCAAATTTTGTTTTTACCTATAATACTCAAGATTCAAATGGAAACGGACTTGTAGATTTAATAAATTTAAACTTCCAAGCAACTCAAATTCCAGCTGGATTTACGGATTGCAATGGTACTACAACAATTACAGTAACTGATTCAGATGGAAATTCAATTACTCAAAATATTAATGTATCTGGATTAGTTAATGCAAATAGCGGTGTAAATGTAAACATAGAAAGCTTAAATAGATTTTCATCAATAAATCTAAGTATTCCGTTTTGTGTTACTGATGGTAATTCACAATGTGCAGATAGACAGCAGGTAATTATACCATTAAGCGCTCCTTGTCCTTCAGGTGTAACAGTAGCTGCTGGAATAAATACTATTAATGTAAGTTTTCCAAATACTCTAGGTTCAGATGTAGCTTATGAAATAACAGCAACTAGTCAAGAAAGTGGTGGAGTTTTAGGAACTACTCAAATTGTAAATCCATCTACAAGTGTAAATTATACTTTTACGGGAGCAGTTGCCGGAAGCACATATGATGTACAAATTACTGTTATTGCTGGTAGAAATTCCAGAACTACCTGCCCAAGTGAGTCTGTACTTATTCCAGGCATAAACTGCGGAGACGTAGAAGTTATAACTCCATCTACAAATCCTGTTGAATCTTCAGATGTATTTTTAGGATTATATGATAGCGGAGTAACTGTAAAAAGATATTGGTATGATGCTGCAGATGGTTTAATAAAAGAAGAAAATGTGGGAGCTACAGTTCCTTGTGATTCCCCAACTTTATCAAGTCCAACAATGGATTATCTTGGTACACCTGGAGATGTTGCAGTTACTGTAAGTTATGGTACAGAACCTTCTCCAATAAGTGCTGAAACATCATGGAGTATAGACGGAATAACATATAATGGATTAGCAACAGGAGCAGATGGCGTTAGAGTAATCTCAACTGGACAAACAAGCGGCTCTGTTTATATAAAAGTAGAAACAACTTGTACTGGACCTGTATTAAGCATCCCAACTATTTTAAGATATGACTTTGCAACAGAAGTTTGGGTGACAATACAAAGTCCCCAAGAATGTGCAAGTACATCATTAACTGAATCTTGCCCATCAGGTATTGAAGTTGCAAGACAATATCTAGAATGTGGTCCAACTACTTATACTGTATTTGGTGGATCTGCTGCTAGCTATTGGTTTTATATTGGTAAAACAAATAGTCCTGGCGGAACTAGATATATTTATGCAGGATGGGATAATGCTACCAACAGTGTTAGAAGTGTTGTTGAATGCTGTACATGTCCAACATTTATACTTTCAGATCCAATTCAAGTATTATGCGGAAACAATGGAGATAGTGTTGATATAACATTACCTTATGTATTAGGAGAAGGTGACCCAGCTATGACAATACTTGTTAATCCGGTACTAGGATCTGTAGTTCAAGGCGCTATCTCAAATCAATTTACATATACATCAATTAATCCTTCTGGCAATGCGGATTATGCTGATACATTCCAAGTTCAATTGCAACCTAGTGTTCCAGGAACCGGAAATTGTTCTTTATCAGTAATGACTGTTCAAATTGAAATGATTAATGAAAATGTAAAATTAGATTATACGGATCAAGATATATATGTATTTGTAAATACAAATGGTATTAGTTCTGCCAATGGTGGTTTATTAAAAGCCGGATTTGGTATATTAAACGGTTATTGGAATTCTGAATTTGGATACACGGGTAATATTTATTTTATTCCTACGGATTCTAAAAGATGGGCAGGTTATCCTAAAGCTATTGTTGATGATGGTGTTAGCTGGCTTCAATCTGCAGATTTAGCATGGCAAGCATTAGAAGACTTACCAACATCTTGGACTCCAGGTGGTGTTGGAGTTTATAAAAACTCAGCAATAGTATTAACGTTTTCAAATGATTCTAGTGTTGACTATCATGATTTAACATTAGCTTCCGGATATGGAAGTGGACCAACAGCTCAACCAACAGTTTCATACAAAGAAGATTATGATGCATTAATTGATATGTTAAGCGGAACTCAAGAAAGTATATGGGCTCAAGGTTTAGGACTTACTTCAAACCAATTTCCAGATGGTCTTTCTACAGTACTATATCCTTTAGTTGTAAATGGATCTGGATCTGCTGATGCAGCCAATATTTTGCAAATGATTGCAGCTTATACTGCAGAGTTAATTCCACCAAGTAAATATGGAATTGCAACTGCACCGGATGTAGCACCCTATATATTGCAGGGATTGGCAACTACAATGCCTTACACAGGATCTACTACTCCTGGTAATACAATTACTCAATTATTTAGAAAGCCTAGCTTTGGAAGTCTAGCTTTATTAGATCAAGAAGATAGTCCTTCTGAATGGAATGATATAAAAGATGGTATTGGTAAATTTAGAACCTTACTTACAAGAGCAATAAAAAGTGATGATAATACATATCCGGCTACAACATTGCCTGTTACTAATGTATTTGAAGTACAAGATTGTGCTGGAGCATGGGGACCTTGGTTTGTAAGAATAACGGATCACGGTTGCGGAACTATAGGTGTAGGTACTGTAGTTAAATTAAATAATCCAGGAGTTACTTTTCCAGCAAGTGGTGGAAGACCAGAATGGGTAGCTGGAACAAATAAATGTTTAACAATTATTGCTAACTGTTCTGCTACGCCAGATGAATTAACTGTTGACTTAGATAGTACATATGATGAATGTGTATCTTGTACACCTTAATAAATAAAAATTAAATAAAATGGCTTGTAATTGTAATAAATGTAACCCAGCTAAACCATGTGGTTGTTCTGATCCAGCAATAAGTAATCCTTGTACTTATAGTGATTGCAGTGTAGGAAGTGAAAGATGTGCCACGGTATGTTGCACAGAATGTGTTAGCTATTGCGGAACTACTTTTCAAGTAGGTACTGCCGGAAGCATTATAAAAATTGAAACAGGAGAAAGATTAGATTCAATAATTCAAAAAATGGCTTTAATGATGAGTCAGGGAATTGGAGGATGTACATCAGATGATTTACATCATGCTCCGTATAATGTTTATGCTGCTAATATAACATCTAATTCTGCAGTTATATTGTGGAATAGTGAATCTACAGCAACAGCTCAAATAGAAGTATTTGCAGATTCTGGGTTAGGTTATGTATCACAGGGAATTGTTGGACCTACAGTATTGCAATTAGCAATATCTAGTCTTACTACAGCAACTGACTATAAAGTTAAATTAGTCTCTACAGATTCTCTTGCAGCTACCTGCGATAGTGTGGAAATTTTATTTACAACATTACTATAACAGAGGTGATAATTTGTTGGTTTTTTATTACCAAAGTTGTGAAGCCCAGTTAATTCTGGGCTTTTTTTGCTTAAATCATTATATTTATATACAAAATTAAAATCATGAATAAATTAGAACGTCTAGTAGAAGAGTCAAAATATTGGAAAAGAGATCCGGAATACTGCGCAAAAAGAATTGGCATATCTATAGAAGAATTTATAAAAATTAGAAAAAATGTAAAATCTAAAAGGAAAGCTCAAAGAAAATCTAATGCTAATATTTCAGTAAATATTGAAAAAGGTGAAGCTAGATTTGAAGGTAAATCTACAAAAGAACCAAAAGATGCAAACGAAATAATAAATCTTTTAAAAATAGATACAACTAAATGGAAGCTTTCTCAGTACTGGAATAAACAAATGTCAGATCACTGGCGTATATCTGCTCTAGTTACTAAAATTAAAGAATCAGATATAGATCATTTAGAAGAACTAATTCATAAATGGAAACCCAAAAAATATAAAATACCAAAGCTATCAATATCAAAAGGATATTCATTAAGTCCTGACAGAGAAGTTGTATGTGGTGTAATGTCACTTCAGGATATTCATTTTGGAAAAGAAGGTAATGAAACAATAGATAAAGATTTTGAAGATACCGTTCAAAATCTTATGAAAAGAGGAATTGCAGTACATAATATAGAAGAATTATTTTTTGTTGTAGGAGGTGATTTAATTAACATGGATACATTTCACGGTACAACTACAAGCGGAACTCCTCTAGATAATTGTAGTACAGCAACAGAAGCATATATCCAAGCATTTGATGCAATGATATGGGCCATTACGTTTATACTTTCGTATGTCAAGCATTTAACTATAGTATATGTACCGGGTAATCATGATAGATTATCATCATTTCATTTAGTACACGCGTTATCTAAAGCTATAGATTCTGATCAAATAACATGGGATATCAAATATGAAGAAAGAAAAGTCCATGTATGGCATGATAACTTTAATGCCTTTGAACATGGAGATGCTGTAAGCAAAAATACACCAATTGTTTATGCAACAGAGTTTGCTAAGGAATGGGGCTATACTAAAAATAGAACTTTATATACAGGCCATTTTCATCAAAATAAAAAAATAGAATATATAACAACTGCAGAAACAGCAGGATTTATACATAAGACATTACCTAGCTTATCTAAGACAGATTATTACCATTATCATAAAAAATATGTTGGTAATAGAAGATCTGGTAAACTAGAATTGCAATCACCTTCTAAAGGTAATATTTGTGAACTTACTTATTTAGCGGATTAAACTTTGATGTTTAACTTTTTTAAGTGCAGTTTTTTTTGTAAATTATAATATAACTACTATGACAAAAAAATTTAAAAAACCCAATCTCAATGCTCCAAGATTTAGAGAAAAAAGATTAAGCCTTTTAAATAAAACATTGTTAAATGAATTTAAAGAAAAATATCCTAAATATGGGGGTATAGATAATGAAAAATTAAAAAATATAATTAAACTTTATAATAAGAATTTATGGAAAGGTGTAATTGAATATAGAGATGGTGTTGAAATGCCAGACTCTTTAGGATATTTATTTATAGGAACATGTTCTCCAGCTAAGTACAATAAAGCTAATATAGATTACGCAAGTTCAAATGAACATGGTAAGATGTTGCAAAACAAAAATTGGGAAACAGATGGTAATATAGGTAAGATATTTTATACAAATGCATCTGCAAAATATAAATTTAAAAATAGAGAACTTTGGAAATTTGAAGCTTGTAGAGAATTTAAAAGATCTGTAGCTAAAGAATATCCAAAAGACTGGACTAAATATACAGTCATAAAAAATAAGTATCAGATAGCGCATTTGTATCAATCTCAAATTGATTCAGATTTACTAAAAGATTATAATGAATTTGAAATGTAATTATGGCAACAACAATAGGAGAAGTTATATCAAGAATAAGAGGTCAAGTAAAAGCTGAAGTACAAGATGCGTTTGTAACAGATAGATATGTGTATAGTTTGGTTACCAAGTATGCTCAGTTATTTATGAGAAGGCAAGATTTTGCAAATAAACTAATGAAGTTTAATTCAGTATGGCAAACTTTACCATTTATAGAACTTATTGAAGTAGATACTGTTGAAGCAGAATGTTCTGGAATACAAACAGGATGTACAATAAAAAGAAGTAAAAATAAGCTTCCTGATATGATTGAAGGTTATTGGGGTCCTCTAATTAGAACTGTTAGTTCTATTGATAGCTCAATTGAAGCGCAAGCAACACAGCCTGGTACATATACATCTATAACAAAAACAACATCTTTTAGATATAATAAAAAAAAATATTGGTGGTATTTAAACGGATATATTTATTTACCAAATGTTGCATGGGATGCAATTAAGATAGAAGGTGTATTTGATGATAATATAGGAGCATGGTTATGCGAAGAAGGTGCAGAGTGTACACCGCGATATAAGCAACAGATAAATATTCCAGAGGCACTGTTCGCGGAAGTTGAAGGTGAAGTTGTAAAAGCAATGTTAATGACAGTACAAGTCCCATTAGAAGATGGAGATAATAAAGTAAACGTTAATAGATAAAAATAACGCAATGAGCATATCACATAAATATAGAACCTTTGATTCATTATATGAAGATGTATCAATTGATTTTGCAAATTATGCATTGGAAAATATGATTGATCCTGCGCAATTAATTAAAGTAGCAACCAGAGTTAACTATGACTTAGGTTTAAGGATTCATAGAACAAAAGAAATTGTTATTGATATAGAACATGGTAAAGCTAAACTTCCATCAGACTTTGCATATTTAAACTACGCATTCAGATGTGGTGAATACACTATAGCTGATAGACCGCCATCAGGAACCCATATAGAAACATTTAATGATGTACCATATATTCCAGCTCCAGGTGAAGCCGGGCCATGTGAGGATCCAGAATGTAGAGATGTATGTGTTATCAAAACTTGTAGCGGAAATAATGAACATCAATTAGTTCAACGAATTAATCCATCTCAATATAGAACCTTTACCGCTTTTATGCCATTGAGGATTGACACTGTAAATGATGCAACATGTGACTGCCCCAATGTTGGATTACAAGCTCCAGATATTGCTGAAATAAAAGACGGCTTTATGGTTACTAGTTTTACCACAGGTAAAGTTTATATAAGCTACCAAGGCGCAATGGAAGATCATAATGGCAATCTTTTAGTATTAGACCATCCTTATTGCAATGAATACTATGAATATGCCTTGAAACAAAGGATACTTGAAAATATGATATTTGCAGGAGAAAATGTTTCTCAACAATTAGGTCTTATAGAAGGAAGGCTAAGAGGTGCCAGAAACAATGCGCTTAGTTTTGTTAATACTCCTGATTTTGCAGAACTTAAAAAAGTTTGGCTTTTAAATAGAAAGGCTCAATATCATAATTACTATAATATGTTTAAGAGTCATCCCCCTCATGGAAACCGTTTATATAACTTATCATAAACATGGCAAAGCAGCAATCACCAGGAACATCTTCAACAGAAGTGAATGCATTCTCAAAAGGAATGCAAAAAGATTTGTTTGCAAGTCTTAGTCCAAAAGAACAATGGGCACATGCTAGAAATGCGGCAAATAATTCTGTAGATGGAGATGTTGGTGTTATAGGAAATGAACCCGCAAACTTAGAATGTGCCAAAGTACCATACACAATTATTGGTGCAATACACACATATGCTGATCAATGGGTGATATTTTCTACTGATGATGAAAGCTCTGAGATTGGCATATTTGATGATAGTAAATGTGAGTATGAAACTTTAGTTAATGATCCTTGCTTAAATTTTAATAGAAAATATTTAATAACTGGAGCAGCTAAAGAAAATTATGATTGCACATGGCAAGCTTATTGGGATGATAGTAATAATCCCTCAAGAACTTTAAACTTAGATGATATTCCGTGGGTACAGCAAATAGTATCAGCTCCAGGATCAGATTGTGTTTTATATGAAGATAGTACAGTATTAGATTGTGAAAGGATAAGATTAGCTCCTTTATTAACAACTCCTTGTGTAAAACTAAATAAAAATGTAGATGGTGGTCAGCTTAGAAACGGAAGTTATCAGGCACATGTGGCCTATGTTTTAAATGATCAGAAAGTAACAGATTACTTAGGTCGATCTAATGTGCAGGCATTATTTGATCATGATATTAATGGGGGATCATTAGATATTGAAATAACAAATTTAGATAAAGAAGAGTTTGATCAATATGAGCTAGTTATATTAGCAGATAATCAAGGAACAAAAGTTGCAACAAGAATAGGAGTCTACAGTACAGAACAAACTAAAGTAACATTAGATTTTATTGATAACTCTTTACCTACTGTAGCATTAGGTAATTTATTTTTAAAAACTCCGGCTTATGAGAAATCTGAGTCAATGTATGTTGTTAATGATTACTTGATAAGACAAGGACCAACAGAACAATTTGATTTTAATTATCAACCTCTTGCAAATGAAATAAAATCAGAATGGGTTGTTGCTGAATATAATGCGGAATATTATTTTAAAGGAGGTAATAAGACTCAATTTATGAGAGATGAAGTATATCCTTTTTTTATAAGATGGGTGTACAATACCGGAGAAAAGTCTGCTTCATATCATATACCAGGTAAGGCGCCAAGTCTTGCTGTTACAGGTAATCCTTTAACTACAACATCATTTGCAGATTTAGGTCCTAATTCAGATCCTAATATGATTAGTGATTCCGGATCAGAATATAATTTTCAAGTATTTAATACAGCTGAAATAACGGCTGTAAACTTATCTATTCCAACAGGAGATGGCGGTACTATTATTGCTAAAGGAGATATGGCATACTGGCAATCAACTGAAAAATATCCAGCAACTAAACCAGATATTTGGGGAGATCTATGCGGAAAAGAGATTAGACACCATAAATTTCCAACAGAAGAAAGATCATCGTTGCTAGATTTATCTGCAGAAAATGGTTCTAAGATTAGAATACTAGGTGTTCAGTTTAACAATATTGAAAGGCCTAAGTATAATAATGGATCATATATTGAAAATATAGTAGGTTATGAGATATTGAGAGGATCTAGACAAGGTAATAAATCAATATTAGCAAAAGGAATATTTAGGAATATGCGTAGGTATGATATTCCAGAGAATGAAGGAAATTTAGGCCCTAGTGTGGGCTTATACCCAAACTTCCCATATAATGATTTAAGGGGTGATGCGTATCATTGGGATGGAGAACTTCAAAATAGTACGAACAATGGGGACTGGAATTTTTATCAAGTTGATCCATTACCTAGAACAGATGGATGCGATAATTGGCAAGACTCAATAAATACATATAAACCTTTAATGGGATATGAAAGAAATGTATTTACATTTCATTCTCCAGAATTAATGTTTAGACGTCCTTTTTTAAATCCATATGAAATTAGAATCTATGGCGCATATGGCGGGGAAAGTGTTGGAACTTTTAAAGTTAGCGAAAAACATCCTCAAAATAAACTACTAAGAAATGGAGCCGCAATAGTTGCAGGTATTATTGGTATTGGTTATGCTATTGGTCAAATGCAAGGTAAACAAAAAGTAAGTAAGTTTGATGCAACAAACGCAAATGCTCCATGGTTGCCAATATGGGTTCAACCTGCAATTTTAGGTACTAACTTTGCTGGTTTTAATCCTGCAGCTTACGGTGCAGGATCTGGAATAGGCGCAGGAACCATTGCAGCAAATGCAGCTTTAAATCTATTACTTGACGAATCATCTAAAGTAGCAGATGTATTAGTAGCAGGTGGGTCATTAAATGATTTTATACAGCCTGTTTTAGGATCTATACAGCAAGGAATGGGTCTCGCACCTGGTATGACAGGTGGTGGACTTAAAAGAGAATTTGATAAAGATACAGATCATTCCCTATTATCTGTTATTTATAAACTTGTTTTAAATGTGACAGGTTCTCGTACACATATTGCAATTGGTGCTCAAAAGATAATAGACTTATTATATAATTTAATTAATCCTGAAGATTTTGCATTTAAATATAATTCGCACGGTTTATTTGATTCATATTATAAAACATTACCCGGAAGTATATATAGGGTGAGAAATGTTCAATCTAATTATATTGGCGCAGCATTTCAAACATTTAATTCTGAATATAAAATAAATAATTTATTTAGACCTGATACTGTTGTAATACAAACATCAAAAGATTTACCTATACCTGCGGATTTTTCTGCTCCTATTGATAATTCTAGATATCTTGTGGGAGGAGATGCAGATGATACTTTTGGTGAAACATATATTGTAAATCCTAATATAAGTCAAACAAAATCAATATCAGCTTTATATGGAGCATTAAAGTTTAACTTTGAAAATCAATATGGTCAGCTTGAAGGTATCAAGCAGGTTCAAATGTCTAATTGTATTTTTGAGTTAAATCCTGATAGACCCTCTCTTAAATCTGAAACAACCCCAATATTTAGCGGGGACACATATGTTGGAAGATGGACTGAAAAGGTCATAATGCCTATATTTACAGATTTTTTATATGGTCAACCAGATCAATACCCATATAACTATCTACAAAGAATAAACATTCCATATCCTAGATTTTGGATGGATACTAGAAAATATGATACTACTGAGTTAGCTCAAAAAATGACAAGTATTATAGGATCCGGCTCATCAGATGCAATGCCAAATGACTTGTTTTATTTAGATAGAGGGGATTCATGTGGAGTAAGTTTCAGTGAAATATTTGATAATAAAAAAGGTAACGGTGCATTTGCATTGAGGTATGGTTACATGTACACTCATTGTAATGGTATATTAGATTTCTTTGTTGAGTCTGAAGTTAACTTACCACAAAGAGACTGGGAAGATGTTCCGGAAGGTAGATATTATGATCCTCATAGAAAGGCAGATATTGGTGAATTATTTCATGCCGAAATACAAAAGAAAGATAATACCTATAAGTATGATTATTCATTAAGTACTAGTAGATTTGTAACAAATTTAACATCTAATGGATCATTGCAACCAAGAGATTATAATCCAGAAATTGCAGAAACGTGTTTTACAAATTATCCTAAAAGATTAATATATTCATTACAAGCTCAGGAGGAATCAAAGAAAGATTTCTGGAGAGTATTTTTACCTAATAATTATAAAGACTTTAAAGATAGGGTCAATGTAATTAAACCTATAAATAAAAGCGGGGCTATTATATTCTTTCCTTATCAATCACCTCAAATGTTTCAAGGACTTGATCAATTACAAACGGATCTTGGAACTAAGCTAACTCTTGGGGATGGCGGTTTATTTACGCAAGCTATGCAAAATCTGGTAAATTCTGATTTATCTAATGAGTATGGATCTTGCGAAAGTCAAAGAGGTGTGATGAATACTCCAATGGGATTTTTCTTTATTTCACAAGCACAGGGTAAAATATTTCAACAAGGAGGACAAGGTCTTACGCCAATATCTAATCAAGGTATGAAATGGTGGTTTAATAAATATTTACCTTCAAATTTAATTAAACAATTTCCAGAATTAGAATTTAGCAAACTTTCAGATAATCCTGTAGTAGGAATAGGTTGTCAAGTTGCATATGACATAACAGATGATATTGCATATTTTTGTAAAAAAGATTTTACTTTAAAGGAGGAGTGGATAGATTCTGTTATTTATGATTCTGAATTAGACTGCTTTACTTACAATGGTTTGCCTCCATCAACAGAACCGCCTGTAGGTGAAAAGCCGGATTCAGGGGGAATTGCAACACCTAGAAGATTAGAACAACAAGAAACTTTACAACCAGTATCACCCATATCTGGATCTAAAAGATGTATTGAAATAGGAGACCCTCTTTATTTTGATGATTGCTCTTGGACTGTTAGTTATGATCCAAAAGCTAAAGCATGGATATCATTTCATGATTGGCATCCTGAACTTAACCTATCAAGCATTAATCATTTTCTTACAACTCAAACTAAAACTACAGATATACCGCAGTGTCCTCCTGGATTTACATATAATTCATCTACAGAAATGTGTGAGAGGCTTATAGACACTACTGAAAATGCAATAGTATCTGTAATTGATACACCTTTTGACCGACCTAATATTTGTCCAGAAGGCTTCGTATATAATGAACTTACATTACAATGTGAAAAAATAACAACTACTCCAATTAATTGCGAACCTACAATTTATGATGTTTGTGGGGGAACTCAGATATTTGGGAATTATGGTGCTCAAGGAACTAAATTTTTTGAACCTGTAGATCCAAGTTTGCCACTTCCAATACGAAGAGCTTCTGGTAACATTATTCAATATCAAGATTCTACTCAATTAAACGAAGTAACATCTGTTAGTAGCATAAATAATCCAACAGGTTATAATAATATATGGAAAGATAGATTGAACTTTGCAGGTGTTTGGGGAAATGATGGGGCAGGGGGAGATTGTCCAGAACCTAGGACTCAAACTTTTGGCATTACAAGAGAACCAACACAACAATGGATTGGATTTACAACTTGTATTCAAATACCTGAAACTAAAGTATATTCTGTATTTATAGCGGCAGATAATAGAACAAGATTTACATTAAACGGTGAATTAATTGTAGATTTTGGAACAAGTGCGGCACAGGCTAATTTTCAATATGGCTGGGTTTTTCCTTTAAATTTAACAGCAGGAACAAATATATTACAGCTAGAAGGATATAATGATACTGCAGTGGCTGCATTTGCAGCTGAAGTATATGATGCTACTGTAGCTCAATTAGCATCATTTACTGATATAACTCAACTTAATGCAGTTAAAGTCTTTTCTACCGAATCCTTAATAGGCAGCGGTGCTGTATTTGATTTAGGTGAAGAAGGATTAAGCGGATGCAATTGTCCAGAAGGATTTTTATTATCAAATTGCGGAGGAGAACTGCAATGTGTTCAAATTGAAACCGCAGATCCTATATTGGAATGCGATTGTCCAGATGAAAATGGAGATGGTATACCAGATGGAACTTTAGTTTATTATAATTCTGTAGATAGAAACTTCACATCTCCTGATGGAGATTGCGTTGATAAAGAAGTTCCACCACCAATTTGTAGAGTGGTAGAATGTATATGTCCTCCAGGGCCAGATCCAGATGCCATTGTTATACAATCAGGTGAATGTGATGACATATATCAAGCTGGTCCAAACGGCAATCCATTTTATCAAAATCCTAATCCGCGTAAATGTACATATAAACTATTAGAACAAGTTGAACCAAGCTTTGTAGTAGGTGGAATATGGAGACATAATTATAGATGTGATTTGTTTGCCAACTATTATGATGTTGATTATCCATGGGAAGTTGAGTTAATTGAAAGTACTGGGCAAAACGTAAACACAGTACGTAGTGTAGAGTATCAATTAGAATCTTATGTATATAAAGGAGATCAATTCAATGCATGCGGAGATGATAGATGGCATGATTTAGATTATAATTTTGATGAAGCTATAATCTATAATACAGAACAGGTTTCCGGCTTATTACGTTTAGAATTAGATCCAAAAGAAGATCCATTAAACATGCTTACTTATCCAATCATTAATGCAAATGATATACAAATATTATATAGTAAAGTAGAACAAAAATATAGATTTAATCAGTTTTGGGATGTCACAGATGATAGAGGTGAGTTCACAACTGCAGAGAGAAATATTCTAATTACACAATGTAATGGTTATATTAGGGAACTAAATGAATCAAATTTAAATTACAATAAAGCAGAAGACCAAAGAAAAAAATTCAGACATTACTATAATAAAGTATTGTTGAGAAGAAATCTTTCTAGCAATAGGAAGATGCTCTTAAAATTAGTAAATTCAAAACTTAATCTTTCATTCAGATGAGAAATAAATATGCAGAAATAATAAAAGGACTACCCGGTGGGCCAAATGAGAACCTAAGTTTTCCGTCAGGTTGGGGTTACTCTAGCTTAGGATATAAAAGAAATAGTCCTGATATAAATAACCCATTTAATATAATTCCATCTGGGAGAATAACAATGAAAGATGTAGATTTTCCTATTACAGGTATAGATGATTTAGGTAATGAAAAGTTAATGTTTCCAGGTAATGAATATGAATTTCCAGGAAGCGAAGTATTTGAGCTTCCCCATAAAGAACATCGTAGTTTGGAATGGGAAGGTAGACCTTTAATTTCCAATGATGGATTTGAAGGTTTTGAGGGTGGATTTCATTCTAAATATTTAGATATGCATGCGACTTACCGCAAGCCACTTCAAATGATAGGTGATGGGCACTTATCATTAACTGGTCATTTAAGTACAGGACCTAATGAATTTTCATTTACACCTTCTGTACATATAGGCGGCCATGGTCCTGAGTTTGGAATCAACATTGGATTTAAACATAGTTTTCAACCGGGTGGAGAAACTGGTGGAATGGGAGATCCTGATATGTTAGATTTTTATTATCATTATATGAATTCCGATAAATATAAAGAAAGATTAAAATCTTCAGGTTATGCTAATCCGCAGGAAATAGCAGGTAAACGTCAAAACTCTCACTTTAACACAAAGATACATTATAAAGATGAAGTTCCTGGCAATTGGAATGCGTTTATGGATATTTTACAAGGAAGACCTACCAACGCGAGTGGATCTTCTTACATTCCGGGTGATAAAATGGGTGAAACAACAACCGGTGATATATTAGTATATGATGGTCAGGCAGACTTAGAAGGTACAACATCGGGGGATATTGAAAGACATGAGCGTGCTCACGCAATGGTTCAAGATGCTGAATTAAATGATTATGATCAAAGGCAGTTTTCTGAAAGAGAAACAGAATCTAGTAGAAATAAAGGGTATAGACACGGAAAGAAAATACCTATTGGCAATCAGCAACTTGAGGAAAGTTATGCAGATATGACCGGATTAAGATATACTATTTTTGATGAGTTAGGTATAGATGCTACAAAAGATATTACTGATGAGGACATGTCTAAAATACAAAATTTAATTAAAGACAGTAAGTACAAATCAGCTAAAAGATTATTTGATGCTTACTCTCCGGAAGATATTAAATGGATGTTAAATAATATTGCCAGCAATCAAAGCGCTTCTTCAGATCAAATGCAAATGGCTCAAGACGGGGATGAAATAAATTTTTATTCACCAGAACCAATAGATAATACTTATGTAGATCAAAGTATTTTAAATAACCAGCTTACACCATTTAGATCTTTTGCACACCTTACTTATGAAGAACAAATGGCATTAATAAAAAATCAGAAAATTGAAGCTGCAATGCGCCTTTTGAGAAGGAGCAGTACGGACAATAATAATGATGATATAATGTATGATTTTAATTCACAAAATGTTCCTATAATATTCCAAGACGGGGATGAGGTAACTGGTGTAAATCCGGGATCAGGATATGATACAGATCATAAAATACAATATGTAGATACAGACAAAGAGTTTAATACGGGATTTGAAACTCAAGATAGGATGCTTAAAGAAGCTATGGCAACGTATAAGCAATCTATGTTAAGTCAATCTGGTGCTACAGCGCATGCTCCTGAAGAACCTGGTATTCCTAGTGGTGGTATTGGCGATAATGATGGAGGAGGACCTCCTGAATTTACTAAGTGGGAAGAAAAACATGGAGATTGGGATGGTCATACTTGGGTTCCAGACGAAAGATTTAAAGGTATTAAAGGAGCAATAGACAATATTGGTACTAGAAGACAAGCTAGAAAAGATTTTAGATCAGCTCATCCTAAAACTGAACAAAGAAGGTTTGATAAGTGGAATAGGGCTGGTAATATATTTAGAAAAAGAGATGACAAAATAAGAAACAAGCCTGAAGCATTTAGAGAATATCACCCAAGAGTAGGCACAGATCAAGAAGGTAATAATCTACGTCACTGGTCAAATATGTGGATGGGAGTAAGAGATAAAAGTCAGTTTGATGATTTTAACTTCTTTAAAAACAATAAACCCTTCAAACAAGATGGCGGAGAAAATGAACAATATGCTAATGCTTATTTAAATGATCTTTATATATCATCAGATGATTTAACTTATCTAAATCATGAAGATGCTTTAGATTTAAATCTTTTACCTAAAGAAAAATGGAATGATAAAGTGTGGGTAGATCAAGATGGTGAAGATAAGGAAATGAGCTATGAAGAAATAGCAGATTACTATGACGGAACTATTCCCTGGGATATGTTAAATACTTCGGATAAACACTACTCTAATGAATATTATTGTGATCCTAGCAAAGGTTGTTTAGCTAGTTCTTTTGATGCCTATGATCAAGTGATTGGTCAAAAATATCCATCAACAGATTTTTTATCTGAGGCAAAGCTAAAAAATGAAATGAACTTGCAAAGTTTACAGGGATACACAGTTGAAGAACGTTCTGACGGAACAAAGATTTTTATAGATCCTAATGGAAATCAAGTAAGTGATAGAACTAAACAGTGGATTGAAAGTATTCCTTATTTTCAATCAGGTGACAACTATGATTTTACAGCAGATAGTTGGGATATACATGGCGTCACTGTAGATAGAGGTGGTAAAAATATATTTACAGGCGGAAAAGATTATAGCTATGATACTGATGAATACCAGAATCAAGATGATATGGCAGATTTTTCTACTTTAAGTGATTCAGAAAAACAAGCAATATATGCTCAAATGACTCCAGGTACAATTGTTGGATTTGGAAAATATAATCTTGGAGAGAATCAAAAATATGGTTTAACTGGATCTGGACATAGTACTCAAGTTGTTGGTTTTGCAGAAGATGGTGTTCCAATTATATATGATTATGGAAAATACGTAAGGCTAGATGATCCTAATTTGTATGGTACAAGTAGTATAAGTAATATAACTATACCTAAACAACAGCTAGGTAAAAATCTTGAATGGGCCAAGTCAAAAGGTTACTATAAAAATGAAGGTCCATCTGATCTTAACTTTGATATTTCACCTTTATACGAAGAGGGTGATGAAGATGAACTTAAACCATTTTATGATGCATTAGCAAAAAAGAAAAGACGTTTAATGAATGATTTAAATATCAAACCTGAAGATTATGATATGATGGCTAAAACATTAATTGGCATAACTATGGCTGAAACAACAGGGGGTGCTGGAGTTCAACATACTATAGAAGGTATTATTCCGGGAACTCCATTTCAAGAAACTGCGGGCTTAACTCAATTAACGTGGACTAATATTGAAAATGATCCTAAATTAAAAAAGGTTGCCGCAAGGTATGGAATTACTGAAATATCAGATTTAAAAGATCCGAGTAAATCAGCAATTGCTTCTATGATATATGGTCACAGAAATATGCAAGCTGCTAAAAAAAATTGGGAAGAAGGCAAGGGCCATGAAGGAACGAGAACATATTATCCTGCAGATAGTTGGAAACAAGGAACCAAACAGCTATTTGGAAAATCTTCAACATATGATGGTTATATGTTTAAAACAGATGAAGGACCAAAAGTTGATTTTTTTACAGGTAATAAATATATAGGCATAGGTATGGATAAAGATATAGAAGATATTCAAGCTCAATTTGATGAAATAGCACCTGGTAAATATACAGTACGTGAGGAAGATGGCGATTATGTAGTTGATAAAGTAACAAAAGGTAATTCAGAACTGTCACCTGAAGAAATGTTTATATATAACTGGAACTCGCCAAATATATTAAAAAGTGGAGATGCACAAGGAGGTTCTGCTTATGTAAGGGGAATATTAGAGGAAATGGATAAATTTCAAATTGGTGGTGAAGTAGTACCGGAAGATGTGCAGGCAATGAAAGATTCATTAGAGCAGGAGTTGCAAAATTTAAAAGGATTTAAGATGAATCCAGCTCAACAATTAAAATTGTCTCAACAATTACATGATACGTATAATGAGAATGTTCCTCGTAGATTTAAAATAGGAGGTCCTAAATTATCAAAGGAATTGCAGTTATACAAAGACTATATTATAGGTAGTGATGATAGTGAGAAAGCCAGAAAAAACTATGATAAACTTAATAGAGTTTATTATAGAGAAGCTAAAGTTAAAAATATGAAGCCTGCCAATTATATAATGACCACAATGATATCTTAAACTATAAATTAGTAAATGTTATCAATTATTTGTATATTATAATTGTATCTAATATGTTAAAAAATGAGCTATAGAAATTTAAACAATAAAAGTTTTCATTCTAACAAGATAAAAAATTTCTTGCAGGGTGGTGGAGAACCATCTCAAGTAGAAAATCCAAAAGATCCTCAAGAAGAATTAGTGCCGTTAATAAAGTCTGCTATTGAGCAGGGTGCTGCATTACCTCAAATAATTGCATCTTTAGCTCAAAACCAAATTCCCATAGATATAATACAAGAAGCTTTAATTTCTGCAGGTATACCTCAAGAAGAAATAGCTGCAGCATTTCAAGAAATTGAGCAACTACAAGCTCAAGATCAACAAGCTCAAGCTGAGGGCCCTATCCAACCTTCTCCAGAACAAGCAATTCCAGGAGAGCAGATGCCGCCAGAACAAATGGCTCCAGAAGGTGCAATGCCTCCAGGTATGGCACCAATGATGCAAGAAGGTGGTGAAAATGAAGAAATGCAGTCTAGAGATGGTGAGCCCGTTGAAACTATTATTGATGATTCAAAAGATGGCTATGACTATAAAAAGATTGAAGATCCTCAAACAGGAGAAATGACTTACTTCTCAAAAAGAAGAGGTGCAAGTAAATGGAAAGATCTTCAAGACGGTAAAAATGATAGAGCATTAAAAGCTGTAAGAGCCAAAAAATTTGGAGATAATCCAGATGAATGGTATGGTACAGATGCAGAATCAAAATGGAATGCTCAAGAAAAGGGACGGTATAATGCTATGATGGCTGAGAAAAATAAACCAGCTGAAGCAAAAAGTTCTGCGAAAGATTTTAGTGGCCCAACATATGATGATATTCTAAAGGGAGGATATAGGACAAAGGTTATACAATATCCTATGGGTTATGCAAACATGCCGCCAGGTCATATTGAAACTATATTGGTAGATTCTAAGGGTAACCCTGTATCTCAATATATGGACCAAGACGGCAATATACAGGATGCATTGGTTAATAGATGGGAAGAAAGAGGTCAAAGCTTTGCTATGAAAAATGATAGCGGGGGAGATGACAACGCTGGGGTAACAGGCTATGACGAGAACGGTGATCCTATCTTCAGCCGCTACGCGGGTCAATTTAAGGATAAAGCAACCATGGATGCGTTATTAAAATCTGATCCATATATTAGATCAATGGATATAGCATTGAATCCAGAAGAGCTATCTCATTTTTTAAATACTACAGCTTTAGAGTCAGGGAAAGATTATCATTTTTCAGATAACAATTGTGCAGATGGTGTATGTAGAGCTTATAATGTGGATGATAAAACTGTTGGTCAAACTACAGGCTTGGGGGGTCTTATTAATATTGGAACAGAACTGGGACTTACTAAAGGAGGTGCGGGTGCTTTGACAGATCCTTTTCAAGTTTATAATACACTTCAAAATAAATATAAGGGTAGAACATCTAATGTACTGGGAAAACAAAAAAGTAGAACGCAGGGAATGCTAGATATAGCGGTACCTGAAGTTCATAAGCTTGTATCCACAAGCGGACTTACAGATGCAATTACTCCAGATTGGCTGGTTTCCAAGGATGTAGCACGTGCGGCTGATTATACATTTGGTAATATGGCAGCTGAAGGTACAAGGAAAGTTATCAATGGTGTGGCTATGGTTTATAAAGGAGGCAGATGGGTTAAAGATGTATTTGAGGAAGCCGGTGCCAGATTAGAAGATGCAAGACAAAGTGTTATTAAGAATAGTTCTGATTGGACAGGAGGAGTAATTGATCTTGATCAAAGTTTGGACGATGCTGTAGACAATACTGTAAATTGGTGGAAAAAGAAATTGAGTTTTGAAAAAGGAGGAGAACCTAACAGATATTCAAATATTCTTCATCAAGCTCAATATGGGTTAGGTTTTGGAAATGCTCAAACTTTAAATCAATTTCATAACAGAGATAAATCATATAGATCTAATATAAATAGTGCATACTTGCCAATGAACCTTAAAAGTAAAGGCAATCCAGCTGGAGCATTTGCAAATGCTTTAGAGAGTACTAGAGAGCTTTTTGGTGCAAAAGATAAGGATGGAGACGGTTTGGCTGATGGTGCCTTTAGAGATTTAAAAGCTAAAAGAAATAGACATAAAGCGGCAAAAGATGTATCCAAAGGTAAAGTTCCAAAAGGTTGGGAAAACTGGCAGGATAAAACAATGATGAAGTATAATGATGAAACAATGTCTTATGACATGCAATATAATGATCCTAGGTTTCAATCAAATATTAAAAAGAAAAATTACGCAAACTTATTTAAAAAAGGTAAGAATGTAATATCAGATGAATACTTAAACAGAACTGATTTTGATGCAGAAGGATATAAATCATTTTCAGATTTATCTACTCAAATGAAAAGTCTAAGTAAGGATGAGCAAGATGCTTTAAGATATACTACTAGTACTATGCAAGATTACCAAAAAGAAAAAAAAGATGGTAATTTACCTAAAGGAACGCAACTTGGGATGGATTCTAGAGGTGCAATAGGTTATTATGATGAAGATGCAGAGCTGCCAGGTGGTAGCCAAAAACGAATAAATAATATGATGATGCAAAATTACGGAAGAGGTGGCTCCTCTAAA